AAAAAAGATGGGTCCCCATAAGCTATAAAGCTATCCACTCGCCTCATAAGTATCAAACGCATAAAAAAACCAAAAAAAATCCCCCCCACCATAAAAATCCCCCCAGACCTCATGCTAAAAACAAACACAAAAACAATCACCCTCAAAAAAATCCGCCACCAAAAAAATCGCCCAAAACCCCCCACGCCATATTGGAATTTTTGGAAGGTTGTGTTTGCTGGCTGGTTAATTCGTTATCCGAAAACTTACATGAAATTAATTGGTCTGCCAATCGGATTTCTTTTAGTAATGATATATAATGCGACAAGATAAAATACCTAATGAACAAAATTTATCACATATATGTAAAGAATATATGTTTATATCATTCGATACCTGAGGAAGACTTTGACAAATTATGGGATTTCGTGCAAAAGCTGACTTGGCTTACTGAGATCGAAGAGAACGACATACAATATGAAGAAGTGACCACAAACAAGGAATTGGTCCTGAATTCCTCGTATTGACAAAAGCTAAATAGGACGCTACAATTGAGTTGGAGTTTATTTTAATCCATGGCAAAAGGTTTTACAGTAAAGGCAAATTCTCCCATTAAAGAAAGAACAGAAGAATGGGATTATGAAAAAATTAAAGAACGGATGCGAGGTAAAAGCATCGTATTTTGTTTACCAGGAAGAGGGTGCTCATTTACTTTCTTAAAGTCATTTGTACAATTATGCTTTGATATTGTACAAAATGGAATGAGTATTCAAATCTCACAAGATTACTCATCCATGGTAAACTTTGCTCGTTGTAAATGTCTAGGAGCAAATGTCCTCCGTGGACCAAAGCAAGAGCCCTGGGACGGAAAACTAGAATATGATTATCAATTATGGATTGATAGTGATATCGTTTTCAATAGTGAAAAATTTTGGCAGCTCTGCGATCTTGCTCTAGAAGAAGAAGGAGAAGAGAAAGAAGTTGTTGCCGGTTGGTATGCAACAGAAGATGGTCGTACTACATCAGTTGCTCATTGGCTCGAAGAAGAAGAATTCCGCCAAAATGGTGGAGTTATGAATCATGAGACAGTAGAAAGCATCAGCAAGCGTCGTAAGCCATTCACAGTTGATTACACTGGCTTTGGTTGGGTTCTGATCAAGAAAGGTGTATTTGAAAATCTTGAATATCCTTGGTTTGCACCAAAGATGCAAGTGTTCGAATCTGGTGCAGTTCAGGATATGTGTGGAGAAGATGTTTCATTCTGTCTCGATGCAAAAGAAGCTGGATTTGAAATTTGGTGTGATCCTCGTATTCGTGTAGGACATGAAAAAATTCGTGTGATATGATCAACATTCTTTATAAAGGAAGAAAAATTTATACGAATCTCACAGAAGAAGAATCTACAGAAATTCTTTTCGAACTCGCCGAAAAGTCTTATAATGGCGAAATTGATGCAAATGAAATTGAATTGGAGGAAGTCTAATGGCAAAAGTTAAGAGTCTGAGTGGATCAGCACATATTGAACCCAAACCCAAAAAATCTCGACAGGGTGATGGGAAGCATACAAAGTATGCTGCAACGAGCAGGAACAATGCTCGAAAGCCTAGCCGAGGTCAAGGAACTTAAATAGAATAAAGTTATTAGGAGTCTTATGGCTCCTTTTTTCGATCTAAATTTAGAACAAATTCAGAATTGGGTAGAATTTTACAATAAAAAGTATGAATCTTGGAAATTTTTTGAGGACTGTGCAACATATGACACTTATATTAACGGAATCAAAACAAATAATGGTAGATATAACTTAATTTTAGCTCAACCCAATGAGAAATTAAGAAAATTTAGAGAAAAATTAGCAAAAACAGAGTACTATTCTCTTTGGGATGCCGAATATTTAAAAGAAATATTGGAAGATGACTACGATTTGATTGACATGGGATAGTAACCCCATAAAAAGTTCTGATTTTCACTAATCAAGAGCAAAAATGACCAAAAAAGTAGACAAAGACCGAGAATACATGATGAATATGTGGGGAACTGAATACTTATCAAGTGATTATGGGTGGGAAAGCAAACTCGAAAGACAAAAAATGCTCCGTGAGATCTCAAATGACGAGCTGACTCCCAAAAAACACGATTTTATCTCACAAAATGAATTGCATTCTAATATTCGTAATGATGACGACTACGATGATTGGGAATATGGAACAGAACCACTATATGAATTCAAAAAATATGAATAAATAAGATAGAAAAACATAAAATAAATGCCAATAGAACGAATAAGTAAAGAATTTAAAGACATTAGTAGAAATTTAGTACTGACTATCCGAGGCGAAAGGTTTTTTGACCAAAATCTTGGCTCTAATGTGAATAAGTTACTCTTTGAAAATATGGATGATCTAACTGCAGCAAGTATTCAAGATGAAATAAGAACTACAATCAATAATTATGAGCCCAGAGTGAATTTGAGGTCCGTAGAGGTCAATCCAGACTACGATCAGAATCAATTTGATGTTACTATTACATATGACATCATAGGTATTGATGCCTTACCACAACAGTTATCATTCGCACTATTACCAACAAGATAAATGTCTTTAGTAAATTTCACAAATTTAGATTTTGATCAGATTAAAGTCTCAATTAGAGATCACCTAAGGGCAAACTCTAATTTTACTGACTATGATTTTGAAGGCTCTAACCTTTCTACCATTATAGATGTTCTTGCGTATAACACCTATATTGCTTCCTATAATGCCAATATGGTTAGTAATGAAGTTTTCATTGATTCGGCAACACTCAGAGAGAATGTAGTATCTTTAGCAAAAAATATAGGATACTTACCAAAATCGAGAACTTCATCAAAGGCGAATGTAAGCTTTTTTGTGGATCTGTCCACTAGTACAAAAATCCCAAGATACTTAACTTTAAAAAAGGGCGTAGTTTGTACATCCCCAGTAAACATATATTCGGAGAGTTATACTTTTTGTATATTAGATGATATAACTGTTCCTGTAACAGATAATGTTGCACTTTTCGAAAATGTCACCATTTATGAAGGAACCTATATGGTTTCTAATTTTTTGGTCGATTCGTTGAATACAAATCAAAAATTCATTTTAAATAATGCAAATATTGATGCATCAACGATTAGTATAACAGTAAAAGATTCCCAACAAAGTTCGGTAAGAAGACCATTCGTATTGTCTGAAAATATTATTGGAATAAATCAAAATTCTAAAATATATTTCCTCCAAGAAGTAGAAGATGAAAGATACGAATTAATTTTTGGTGATGGCATATTTGGACAGAAATTAGAATCTGGAAATTTAATAGAAGCATCCTATCTAATTTCAAGCGGCGAAGCAGCGAATAGAATCTCTTCATTTAATTTTATAGGAAAAATTACAGATGATACGAATTCTGTTCTAAATGGAGAAGTTTCATTGGTGACAACGAATGCTATTTCTGATGGAGGTTTAGAAAAGGAGTCTATCAGCTCAATAAAAAAATATGCTCCAAGACTGTATTCCGCATACAATAGAGCCGTCACTTCATCTGACTATGAATCTATTATAGGTAAAATATATCCAGAAGCAGAATCAGTATGTGCATATGGCGGAGAAGAATTGGATCCTCCACAATATGGAAAAGTATTTATCGCAATAAAACCAAAATTTAATGGAACTTTTCTGTCAAATACGATAAAAGATAATATAAAAAATGAATTAAAGAAATACAGTGTTGCCGGAATATTACCAGAAATCATAGATTTGAAGTATTTGTACATAGAAACCGATTCTGATGTATATTATAATAAAAATCTGACTTCAAATGTGAATGACATATTAACACAGATTACGGAAAATATCACATTATATTCCAAATCAAATGATCTCAATCAGTATGGATCTAGATTTAAGTATAGTAAGTACCAAAAGCTAATTGACGAGAGTAATTTAGCAATAACATCAAATATCACAAGAATCAGGATCAGGAGAGACCTCTCTGTATTATTATATCAACCAACATTATATGAGATATGTTTTGGTAATTCTTTCTTCGTGAGAAATTGCGATGGATATAATATCCAAACATCTGGATTTAGAATTAGAGATTTTTCGGATACCGTATATATTTCTGATATTCCAGGCCAAACAAATAAAGACTTTGGAGAGTTGGTCTTATTTAAATTGATTGGATCGCAAGAACCACAAATATTAAGGCGAAATATTGGAACAATAGATTACATTAAAGGAGAAATAATTACATCTCCCTTAGAGGTAATATCCACTAGTAAAAATTTTGGTGGGAATCCAATTATAGAACTTTCTGCAATCCCAAGATCAAATGATGTAATTGGATTACAGGATTTATATTTGCAACTAGATATTAATAATACAACCATAAACATGGTTGCAGATCAGATTACATCTGGCGAAGACATATCTGGGTCTCGCTACATTTCATCCTTAAGTTACACTGAAAATAATCTAGTAAGAAAGTAATGTCAATTAAAAGAGTCAAAATATCATCAATCGTAGATACTCAATTTCCTCTATATGTTAGAGAAGAGTATCCTTTAATATCCGAATTTATATCCGAATATTATAAATCACTGGATAATAGTGGATCGACATACGATATTTTACAGAATATAGACCAATATATAAAATTGGATCATATAACAAATTTAATTGAATCAACTACTCTTACTTCGAATTTAGATATAATATCAAATGAAATACTAGTATCTTCGACAGAGGGATTTCCAGAAAATAATGGAATTATAAAAATAAACGAAGAGATCATCTATTATAAATCAAAAAATCCAACTACATTTCTTGAGTGCATTAGAGGATTCAGTGGGGTAACTTCATATAAAAATTCCAACAATCCAGAAGAGTTGGTCTTTTCCGAATCATCTAGCAGTGAGCACCAAAAAGATACTACAGTAGAAAATCTAAGTGTATTATTTCTAAAAGAATTTTTTGCAAAATTAAAAAAACAATTTATACCAGGATTTGAGAATAGAGAGTTATATAAAGACGAAAATAAAAAAGTAAACGAAAAGAATTTTATTGTACATTCAAAGGATTTTTATTCCACAAAAGGAACTGATAGTTCTTTTGAGATCCTGTTTAATGCAATATATGGAGATTTAGCTAAAGTAATAAAACCCAGAGATTTTCTTATTAGACCATCAGATGCCAACTATAAGATAACAAAAGACATAGTTGTAGAGTCAATAGTAGGTAATCCTATAGAATTATATAATCGCACATTATTCCAAAAACAATCTCAGGGATTGGCTGAAGCTTTTGCTACAATTACAAATGTAGAAGAGATCATAAGAGACCAAAAAAAGTATTATATTTTGAGTCTAGATTATGATTATGATAAAGATGTGAGCGTTAGGGGCAGTATCTTTGGTGATTTTGCTATATATGCAAAAACAAAAACATTAAATCATACAAAAATTCAATCCAATACATTAACAGTAGATTCCACTATAGGATTTCCCCATAGTGGAGAGCTTGTAGTAAGAAGTTCACAAGGAAATGACTTAATCATCTCATATAATTCCAAAAACAACAATCAATTTCTTGATTGTAATATCGAAGAGGACATCGATATCTCAGAAGATGTGAATCTAAATGTTTATGCTTACTCTCTCATAAATGACCAAGAAGTGAGAGTTAGAATTCTCGGTGTAATCAGAGACTTAGAAAGTTTTTCTGGGAGTAAATACCACGAAAAGGGAGAAATAATAAATTACAAAACTTTAGGTAAAGCATATGATAATTTTAGATATAATGATTGGATATTAGACATTCCAAATAAGCATTTGGTGAGTAAATTCGAAAAATTTGGATTAGACCAACTTCTAATTTTTACTTATGATGTCACTTTCATAAATCCATTAGATGAGGTATACATTCAATTTTTTGACGGAAATGACCAAAAAATAAAAGAAGATATATTTTCCGTAATTCAAATATCACAGGATAAAAAATCATTTTATGTTTCAAATCAATATAGTATTACAAAAATATATTATGTAAGAAAAGCACTAAGATTATATAATGAAATTATTAATAATGTACAAAATGTCTATGGTGATGTACAAGATAATGTTTATATTACTGCACAAGGAATACCAGATTATATTGATCCAAATATAGAAAAAAGAAATTTTTCTATTGATATTTTTGGTACATTACAGCCAATAGAGAACTCTAAAGTTGGAATCTCTACAATATTGAATAATTCCAATTTACCAATAAAATTAGAACAAAATCACGATTTTAAGAATGGAGATTCTGTTGTCTATGTACAAAATCCAGATACTTATGAGCTACAAAATGGCGATACAATTAATTTGAATATTTTTTCTGGGTTAAATCAAAACGAGGTATATTATACAGAAAATGTAGATGATGACGAATTAAGACTATTTAAAAATAGATCAGACATATATTTTTCAAGATATAGTCCCATTACATTTAATAGAATATATTCTTCTAGAAATTTAAAAGAAATATTATATTCTGATTTGGATAAAATAGAGTTATTAGCCAGTAATTATTTTTTCCAAAAAAATGAATTTGTTATAATATTCGACGACACGAAAAATATAGAAGTTTGGTATTATATTTACAAAGAAAATGCATGGGAAAAAATCGACTCTCAAATTTCTGGGGGATTATATCCAAAAACTTACTTAACAGAATCAAAGGAATTAAAGGAAATAAAAAATATTGATTTGATAAAAAAAATATCATTACCAGAACAAGTCGATGTACTAGAAGAGACGACTCCAGGAACAACTGGTATTTTGATGAATGGAGTAGAAATATTAAATTATAAAACAAATAATTTTCTATATTATGGAAACATAGAAAAAGTTGATATAGTTTCCAATGGTGAAGATTATGACATAATAAATTTACCTACAATAGAAGTTTCTCCTGGATTATCAACAGCAAATGTTGCAAAAGTATATCCAGAAGTCAATGGCATATTGGAAAAAATTGATTTGTTAGATGGTGGTTTTGACTATATTGAAGAGCCAAAAATAAAAGTATTAGGTGGAAATGGGTCGGGGGCTCAAGCTAAAGCAAATCTAATTACATTTACTCATGAAGTAGAATTTATCCCTTCTATTAATTTTGTCAACTTAAGTACTAATACTATATCATTTTCTACTTATCACAAATTTAGAGACTATGAGGAAGTAATATATGAAACAAATGGAAATTCTGCTATTGTAGGACTAGTTACATCTTCCACATATTTTGCAACAGTAGAAGACGATTATACAATAAAGTTATACGAAACCAAAATAAATGCCTTGTCTGGGCTCGAAATAAATCTTACTTCATATGGAACAGGAACCCAAAAAATAGTAGCAAAACAGAAAAAATCAAAAATTGGTTCAATTTCTATCATTAACCAAGGAAAAAATTACAGAAATAACTATGTTTCAGTCCCTTCGTCTGGAATAAACACATATAGAAATGCCATCGTAGCAAATAATCATGGATATTTGACTGGCGATGTTGTGAGTTATGTCTGTACTGGAATAAATCCAATAGGATTTAGCTCTTCGACATATTATGTGAATAGAGTAGATGAAAATGAATTTCAAATATATCCAGTTGGTGTCGGATCGACAGCAAAAGATGCATACTTCAAAACAAATCAATTTTTAAATCTTATAGATTCCGGAATAGGAACTCACATTTTTAGACATGAGCCAATCTCAGTTGAAATAGATGGGTTAACTGGCATATCGTCTTATTCTAAAGAATTACATCAAGCAAAAATTATTCCTGTTTTTAGGGGAAATATTACAAATGTTTATGTTGAGAATGGTGGAATTGGCTATGGTTCTTCCGACATAATAAATTATAAAAAGCAACCAAATTTCAATATAAAAATTGGAAAAAATGCCCAATTACAAGCAAATATTTTAAATGGGGTAGTAAAAGAAGTTTATGTGCTCAATGAAGGATCGGATTATTACTCAATTCCGGATTTATTTGTATCTGGAACTGGTACAGGATGCATATTGAGTCCAGTACTAGAAGATGGGAAAATAAAAGGAGTGATAGTTGTAAGTGGTGGATATGGATATGAACAAAAAAATACTAGCATAGAAATAGTAACATACGGAAAAAATGCTACCTTTGAAGCAAAGATAAAATCGTGGCAAATAAATTATGCTTCTAGAATATTAAATTCAAATAATTTAAATTCACCGGACGATGGTGTTTTATACTTTAATGAGTATGATGCCATAAAATATTGTCATGTTTATTGTCCAAATAAGTTGCGTCAGAAAATATATTCAAAATTCTTAGACGAAAGAGGAAACACAATCGTAAGACCAGACTACGAAAATTCTATTTCTACTATAAAATACCATTCTCCCATTATTGGATGGGCATATGATGGGAATCCAATATATGGTCCATATGGTTACGATGATCCAAATATCGTTGGAAAAGTGAGAAAAATGAAATCTGGATATAAGTTAAATCCGACATTAGATCTTGATACTAGACCACCAGAAAAAATAAATGATAAATTTATTTTTCCCAATGGATTTTTTATTGAGGATTATGAATATATTGGAAATGGTGATTTGGATGAATTTAATGGAAGGTATTGCATTACACCAGAATACCCAAATGGAACTTATGCTTACTTTTCGACTCTATCTGCAGATGATGATTTTGTTCCGGAGTTCCCATATTTCATAGGAAATTACTACAAATCAAAAAAAATAGATCACAACTTCCAACCAAATATTTCACAAAACACTTTTGATTATTTTTCGACTAGATTATTAAGAAATACTTATTTTTATTTTGTTGACTCCGAAAATTCTAGTTACGATTTTCTATCTAATCCCAATAAAGAAATAAGTCAAAATTCAAAAATTGTTTCGGTCCAATACTCATCACTAGATTCTATTGGTATTTTGACTTCGGGGGAAAATTATTCCGTAGGGGATTCCATAAATTTTGATAACTTGGGAACAGAAGGAACTGATGCTAGTGCAATAGTCGGATCAGTAGAGGGGAAAAAAATATTAGAAATAAAAAATGACAATTATTCAATTTCTGATGTAGAATTAGTTAGAATAAAAAATTCTCCTTTTGTTCTTGGTTTGTCTACTGCTCCACATCTTTTGGAAGATTTTGATTTCGTATCAATAGTTGGAAATAACGATCTTTCCATATCAAATAAAATAAATCAGTATTCTCAAATAGGCGTTAGCTCCAATTCTTTACTTCTATCTTCTGGAATAGGAGATGCGTCTCAGACTGGAATTATTACAGACTTTTCAGTTATTGGAATTCTAGATGAGTCATATATTATTGAAAATGATTACTATAAAATAGAGGACGAAACAGTAAAGATACTCAGAATACATCCAAATGATTTAAAAATTACTGTTTTGAGAGATCCGATTGGTGCTGCGCACACTGCAACTACAAAATTAACAGAATTGACAAGAAAATTTTATTTTAATAGTGTAGATGGATATGCTTCAGAAAATAGAAATAGAGAAATATACTTCGATCCAAAAAAAGTAGTTGGATTTGGCACAACTGCCAGTTCTTTGGTAGAAGTGTATTATTCTGGGATAGGGACGACATCGATATCAATTTCCCCTGGCAATTTATATTTAAAAAACCATAACTTATCAGATAACACAAATTTAAATTACTACACTAACGGTGGAAATTCAATCCAAGTTTCAAATGGGTCCACAACATTTGAACTCGACCAAATCACATCATTATACGCAATTAAGGTCTCGGACGATTTCATAGGAGTATCTAGTACTAGAGTGGCAATAGGAACTGAATTAAATTATGTAAGTACGGTAACAAATAAGTATCCATTTTTATATTTTGTTGGTTATGGAACAAGCGAAAATCATAGTTTTAGAGTAAATAATAATACAGTAAGGGCAAAAATACAAAAAAATATTTCCACAGTTTCTACTGCGTCAACTCATGGATTGAATTTGGGCGATCGAGTTAATTTGAATGTAATTTCTGGAATTTCGACCACAATAAAAATTAAATATAACGATAGAAATAGAAGATTGATTTCGAGAGAAAAGCAATTTTCAGGAATTGATACATCAAATAGTATATTTACTATACCAAATCATGGTTATTATACAGGACAATCGTTAATTTACAATTCAAATTTGCCATCCCCAGAACTTGATGATGATTCAATTTATTATGTAAGTATAGTAGATGGAGATAGATTAAAGCTATCGAAGAGTTATCACGATGCTTTCATTTCTGATAAACCCATCAATATAACTGAATCTTCTTTTGGGAACTTGAAAGAAATAAATTCAAGTTTAGATATCATAGTAGGCCAAAAAATAATTTTTGATTTATCTGATTTTAGTTTATCTTTCAATGACGGACTACAAAATAAGTCGGCATTTAGTTTTGATTTGTATAAAGATCCAAATTATAATGAAAAATATTATTATAATGAAAATGGAATCTTGGAAGTAATTAAAACGGGAAATGTTGGTATTGATAGTGGAGCTAGATTGGAATTAAACACTACAGAATTGACTCCTATAAAATTATATTATCGATTAACTCCAGTAATTGATAATAGCCTACCAGAAATAAAGAATGAAATCTATATTGATGATACAATAATAAAAAATAACAGCGTAAATATTTTTAGTAGTGAATATTCTGGGGTTCACATTATTACTGGAATTGGCTCCACAGCATTTAATTATCAATTACAATATTTACCAGAAATAGAAAAATATGATGTAAATAATTCTTTTATGAGATATTCCACTAATTCAAAGACAGCGTTTGGTGGAATATACGACATAAAAGTAATATCTGGTGGCAGCAAATATAAAAAATTACCTGGAATAACCACAATAACAAGCAATTATGGAAAAAATGCTATAATTTTTCCCATTAGCTCATCTATTGGAAAAATTAAATCTACAGAAATAAATGATATTGGATATGATTATTCGATTGATCCAACAATAAGACCAACAGTAAATTTCCCTACTGTTGTGAAAATAGACCCATTTTCTACCATAGATTCTATAGTATGCACTTACATTGGAAAAGATTACAATTATTCTCCGGACTTATTGGTTGTAGATCAAATAACTAATGAAGTCGTAAATGACATAATTTTACAATTTGATTATATTAGTGGCTCAGTCTTAATAATCAAAAATTCAAATGGTTTTAGTAATACTGAGCCAAAAATTATACCCATTAATAACTCAAATGGAGTTGGAATAAATTCTTTATCCTATGATCCCCTTCTAAAAAGAGTTACCGCATATCTAGAAAAAGAATATACAGACACAAATTCACTTCCTATTTCTATAAATGATAAAGTATTAGTAGAAAATACATCCATAATAGAAACGGAATCTAATTATATTGGCTACAATTCAAGTGAATATGAATATAATTATTTCACCATAACTGGAATAACCACATCAATTGGTGACAATAAAGCTTATGTATATTATGATATGACTGACTTTTTATCTGACGCGAAACAACTAGGAACATATAATACTATAAACTCCAAAGGATCTATCATTCCAGAAAAGAATATACCAAAATTTAAGACTACAATTAAACTGAATTCATATTTGGCCGGAGAAACAGTAGAATCAAATAGTTCATATGGAGTAGTTAATAATTGGAGCGACAAAACTGGTTACGCAAAAATACAAACAATAAGTAATTTTAATGTCAATTCATTATTGATAGGAAAAACATCTGGGGCCATAGGAAAAATAACAGAAGTGATACAGTCGGAATCATCTTATAACATTGATTATTATTCTATTAGAAATAAAGGTTGGCAAACTACAACTGGATTCCTAAATCAAAATAATCAGCGTATACCAGATAACGATTACTATCAATATTTTTCATATTCTGTCAAATCTAGAATACCACTCGAAAAATGGAGTGAAATAGTAGATTCTACTACCCATACAGTGGGCTTTAAGAAATTTGGAGACCTATCAGTAGAATCCGATGCAATAGGAATCAGTGGAATTTCGACAACTCAAGACCAAGGATCTTATAATGCAATATCTGATCTAAATACCGTTATAGACTTAGAGTGTAAATATGATTTTGATCTTGGAATTGAGTCAAATGTATTTAATTTGAATGGTCAACTTTCATCCGACGAAATTGCATTTAATTCTACTAAATTACAAGATCACTCTCAATCTATTGGTAATAGAGTGCTAACAATAGATGATATTAGTAGCCAATTTAATACGACTCAAAGATCAACCCTTGTAACTGCCATCAATATTTAAATTACAATGTCAAAAACTAGAGCTGCAAAATTCTTTTTATTAACAAAGAATGAAATAAATGACAGTAAAGTACAATCATCAATACTAACATTTTTAAATGATGGGGATAATGTAGTTTCAAATAGTTATGGAAAGATACACACAAAAGAAGATATTGGAAGTTATTCATTATCTGTATCATCAAATCAAGCAGTTTTAGATTTTTTTCCTCTAGATGACAGGATAAATGATTACAGTTATGGGTTTGTTTATTATGACACCAAGCAATTTATTACAGAGTCTTCTTTTTTTGATTTGGGAAATGTAGTAAGCGTCGCATCTTCCAATACTTCGATATCTTCTGGCATTACTAAAACTATTTTCAAAATTCCTGAAAAATTTAGTTCATCAAAGTTGATTGTCGAATTAACAGGAAATAAAAAAAAATATGAGTTCCTAGAATTAAATTTAACTAGTACAGATACTGACATTTTTAATGTAGAATATGGAAGATTAAACTTAGGAACTCAGTCCTTATCTGGAATAGGAACATTTAATTTTTATAGAGATGGATCGAACAACATTAATATAGATTTTTCACCTTTGGATATATCTGAAAATTATACTTCTAATGTTGTTGCAGTTTCTTTAGCAAAAACCGAGTATACAGAGTCTGGAGAAAGACAATTAACTTATTCTAATTTTTCTTCGAATTCTGTTTCGATTGCAGCATCAACTAGTCCAACACAACATGTAATATCAACATATCCAATACAATATTTGTCGGCTTATTATATAATACAAATAAATGACATTACAAATAATAAAATACAATTTTCTGAATTATTGACTTCAAATAATTTGACAGAATCGGTTTTTGTTGAGTACGGTAAAATAAGTTCCAATGACAGCATTGGAACTTTTGATACAAATATTTCAGGAATATTTGAGTTGGCCTTTACTCCCAATCCAAATATAGATGTCGAAATAAAAGTATTTCAACAGACTTTGGGATTTGTCCAGCTCCCAAAATCGCCATCAAAAATAGATTTAAAAAATTCTAGCATTGTAACATCAGCCATTAAACTTGGATATGGAAATGATAATAATAAATTAAATTTTAATTTAACTCATAAAGGTATTCCAATATTCGAAAGAGCATTTGATGGAAGTAATTCATCAATTGTCAACTTAAATAAGAATTCAATTTATTTGCCAAATCATTTTTTTGTTACTGGAGAAAAGGTATTATATAGATCCGACGAATTCAATGAAGACCTGACAAATAATTCCATAGGAATTACGACTGCATATGTATCAGGAATCGGAAATACCAATAAATTGCCACAAAATTGTTATGTATATAAATTTGATAATGCCAGGATTGGATTGTGTTCTAGTCCAGAGTATGCATTCTTTGACCCACCAATACTTTTTGACTTTACCTCTTTGGGAGTGGACGCAAATCATTATGTAACATCCACAAAGCAAAATGTAAAATCTCTGATTTGTATTGATAATTTGATACAATCCCCAATTGTTGGCACATCAATTACAACATCACTAACACAAAATTTACCTTTTGTAAGTGATGTTCTAGTTTTCTCTGGTATATCTTCATTTTTTTCTGGAGATTTGATAAAAATCAATCAAGAAATAATGAAAATAGAAGTAGTTGGAATAGGAAGTACCAATTATGTCGCTGTAAAAAGACCTTGGCTTGGATCTGGAATATCATCACACAGCTCAGGAGATTTAGTACAAAAATTAAAAGGAAATTATAATATAGTTGGGAATACAATTTATTTTGATTCTGCCCCATATGGGCCAACTGAACCAGAAGAAGAATATAATACATCAGAATCAATTCCAATAGAATCCACTACACAATCAACTTTTCAGGGTAGAGTTTTTGTGCGGTCTGGCGATCCAACTTTATCCGAAGAATCATACGAAAAAAATTATCTTTTTGATGATATATCGGAGGATTTCAATTCATCACAGAAAACATTCGAATTAACAGAGCAATCTACCCAATTGGTGGATTTTTATCAAGATGAGTCAATAATATTAATTAATAATGTATTACAAATTCCGACAGAAGATTTCAATTTAAGCGAAGTCGGACCAAGTACAAAAATAAATTTCACCGGATCCGCAACATCAATTTCATACGATCCAAATAATGCTAGCATACCAAGAGGAGGAATTATTGTTTCAGTTGGTTCAACTGCTGGATTTGGATATCAGCCTCTAGTATCCGCTGGAGGTACAGCAATAGTTTCGATATCTGGAACAATTCAGGGAGTTTCCATAGGAAACAGTGGTTCTGGATATAGAAGGCATTTACAAACAGTTAGAGTTGGGGTACAAACATCAGATGAAAGTACAGTAAATATTGAATTTATAGGAACTGCTACTGTTTCAAATGGAAATATAATTGGAGTAGCAATTACTAATCCTGGATTTGGATATACCTCATATCCGTTAGTAGGCCAAACAAAAACCACAAAAATAGTATCAGCTGCTTCCACTGAAATATTTGTAGAAGATGTATCGATTATTCCAGAAAAATATCCTATTATATCAATTGAACCCAGCATAAAAAATGCTCATATTGTTGGGATAGGAGCATCCAGCGTATTCATATCGAGTTCAGATGCACCAGTATCTTCAATACCAATATATTCATCAGTAAAATTCAAAAAATACAATCCCCCAAAAATTGTATTTGATTTCCCATTATCTTATAGTGACATTCCACTAAAATATAGTGGCAATGCGGGAGTTGGAACTGAAGCAACCATTGATGTCGTAGTTGGACAAGGATCTAGTGTAATAGATTTTACTGTAAAGAATTATGGATATTCATATTCTGTTGGTGACATATTAACTATACCAATAGATGGTGTGGTTGGAATACCTACACTAGGACAATTCAAAGAATTTCAATTGACTATAGTAGAAACATATTCAGATACATTTTTTGGGTGGTCAATAGGAAATATCATATTATTAGATGACATTTCAGATCTAATTGATGGCAAAAAAAGAATTTTTCCATTATCATACCAAGGGAATAGGTTCTCTATTGTATCACAGCCGGGATCTAATATCGACATAGAAGCAACATTATTGATATTCGTAAATGATGTTTTACAAGAGCCTGGAGTTGGATATTTTTTCAATGGTGGCAGCACTATCACTTTTACTGAACCACTAAAATCATACCCAAATGGAGATAAAGATAAATGTAAAATAATTTTCTACAGGGGAACAAACGGGATAGATGTCAAAGATGTTGATATTTTAGAAACAGTAAAACAAGGGGATTATATTAAGTTAGAAAGTGATGACTATAATTATAGGCAAGAATTTAGACTAGTAGAAGATATAACATCTGTAGATATAGCAAAAACAAATTTATATAATAAAAATGGAATATTAGATGATGTTGATATTTTGAGACCAATAAATTGGACCAAACAAAGGCAAGATTTGGTGATCCAAGGAAAACAAATAACAAAAGATAGGCCAATATATGAGCCATTAATTTACCCAACTACAAATATAATAAAAAGTGTCGGAATTGGGACAACTCAAATATATGTAAGTAATGTAAAAACTATTTTCGATAATAAAAAAGAAAATAATGTTACAGAGGATAGAAATTCTATAGAAATAATATCAGCAAATGGCCCATTGGAAATAAAAAGAGAGGCCATATCTAATGTAAATTATAGTGGCGATTTTGGAATAATTACAGGAATAGCAGCTACATCTATTCCTGGTGTTGCTCAAACCGGGCTAATCTTTGATCTACTAATAGAGTCTGATTCTTATTTGAGAGATTTGGAATATGTAGATGAAATGATAGATACTAGCAACATAAAAACAAATTACTTTTTTGAAGTATATAATAGTAATATAGGAAATGGATTAAATTCAATAGGTAGTGATAATATAGTAATTGGAATTGGAACTATATCTATAGATAATGTATATGAAGTACTATCAGTATCCATAGGACAAACACACGCATATGGAATTGGTCTCACTGATGTAGCTAAAGTTGTAGTTAGTGTTCAAGATTATAATGGACTTACTGGATTTGGATTTAGTAATTTTTATGGAAATTATAGCTGGGGATTGATAGAATTCCAGTCAAATTCTAGAAAATCACCAAAAGAATTTGCGGTAACTCAAAATTATGGCGTAGTTGGGCTAAATGACACCCCAATTATAAGGAGAAAATCTCCATTAAGGTATTTCAATTATCTAACATAAATAGTATCAAAAACAAGATAAATGTCAGCAATCATAACTGATCAAATTAGAATACTAAACGCAAAAAGTTTTGTAAATTCACTAAAATCCGGTGAAAATAACTTATATACTTTTGTTGGGTTGCCAAATCAAACAGAATATGATGTAAATTGGGATTCTAGTCCATTACCACCAAAAGACTCATTTGACGATGAGAATGATTGCTGGGAAAATATGATATCCTTAAAAAGGATAAATCCAGATTCTGATGTAAGGCATGTCATCAAAAAAAATGTTTGGTCTTCTGGATCAACTTATGACATGTATAGGCATGATATAAGCAGAAACAATTTATCAAATCCATCAGAGAAGCCAAATTTATACCAATCAAATTTTTATATATTAAATACTGATTACAAAGTATACATTTGTCTGTTTAATGGAGCATCATCTGATAATAATTTTGAAGGTGTCCCATCATTGATTGAGCCAAATTTTACCGACCTTGAGCCAAAAGTGACCGAAGATGGATACATTTGGAAATATCTTTACACATTAAATATAGATGATGTAATAAAATTTGATTCACTTAATTATATTCCTGTCCCTTCCGATTGGGAAACATCCACAAAATACCAATTGATAAGAAACAATGCTATAGAAAGTGGTCAGATAAAAGTAGTAGTAATTAGAAATTTTGGGCAAACTTTAGGGGGGCCAAATATTTACACTAATATTCCCATTTTGGGTGATGGCTCTGGTGGAAGAGTAAGTATTGTTGTCGGCAACGATGAAAGAGTGTCTTCGGTAGTCGTAACAAATGGCGGAAGTAATTACACATATGGAACAGTAGATGTAAGTGATGTTGCCTTCCCAACTGGAGCGTCATTGCCAAAATTTGATGTAATTATTCCACCAAAAAATGGTCATGGGTATGACATTTATAGGGAATTGGGCGCATATAATTTGTTAATATATTCCAGATTCGAAAATGATCAAACAAATCCAGATTTTATCACTGGAAATCAAATATCTAGGATTGGAATAGTAAATAATCCATTAGATTATAATTCTAATATAGTTTTAGACAAAGATAGAGCAAGTGCAACTTATGCACTAAAGCTAATTGGAAAAAATGCAATTAATGATTACAAAGGACTAGTGATAGAGCCGGATTCTATCATAACACAAACAGTTGGAACTGGAATCACAGCTGTCGGGAAAGTTATATCTTATGATAATAAAACTGGAGTATTGAAATATTGGCAAGATAGATCATCATATGGATTTAACTTGGGTGGAGAATACGATAGTAATGGAAACAGGAAACCAGAAAATATTTCCACATACGGAAATGAAAAAATACAGTTTACTAGTAGTATTTTGGCTGGCGGTTCATTGGATATTACTGGATTCCCCCTAACATTAAAAATAGATAATGGATATACTGGAATAACAACAGTAATAAATAATGTTAATTATAACCTTGGACAAAGATTTACTTCTGGAGTATCTTTTCCAGAAGTAAAGCCAAACTCTGGTGACATTATCTATGTGGACCACAGACCAGGAATAACAAGATCTTCTAACCAAAAAGAAGATGTAAAAGTAATCTTACAGTTTTAATATATTAGGATAATCATGCCACAAAAAACTAATTTAAATACTTATCCATATTTTGATGATTTCAATCCAGATAACATTTATCATAAGATATTATTTAAACCCGGTTATCCGATACAAGCTAGAGAATTAACTACGCTACAATCTATACTTCAAAATCAAATTGAACAATTTGGTAATTGGGCATTTCAAGAGGGAAGTCCAGTCGTACCTGGTAGCATTACATATAATGACAGATATTATGCGGTAGAATTAAAAAACAATTTTAACGGAATTGAAATATTTAATTATCTTGATTCAATTACTGGAAAAACTATATTTGGACAATCAAGTGGAGTAAGAGCAAAAATAATAAGTTGCATAAATTCGCAGCAATCTGAAAGAAATAACACAACAATTTATGTAAATTATATAGATTCCGATTACGAAAATTCGGAGTATGTTGGATTTTCGGATGGTGAGAATTTACTTTTAGAAGAAGATACCATATTTACTATAAATGTCAACCCAGATTCATTTTTAACCATAAGAAGGGGAGAAGCTTTTGCTTCCACTATAGATGGAAATTGTAATTCTGTTGGTTCTCAATTATCAGTTGCACCCGGAATATATTTTGTAAGAGGATACTTCGTAAAAAGTGATTCCCAATTTATAATATTAGATCAATATAGCAATTTTCCAAGTTATTCCGTTGGGTTTGAAGTAGTAGAAGATATAATCACATCAGAAGAAGATCAATTTTTAAATGACAATGCCAAAGGATTTTCAAACTATGCGGCTCCAGGTGCTGATAGATTAGGAATATCGTTAGTTCTCACTAAAGTGGGGACTGGAGAGGAATTTCCAGATAATTTTATAAAATTACTTGAAGTAAATGAAGGAGTAATCAAAAATACTCAGACTGATCCTCGTTTAAATGAATTAGGAAAAGAACTAGCAAGAAGAACTTATGATGAATCGGGCGATTATTATGTTAAGTCTCCAACTATATCAGCAAAAGAGACATTAAACAATTTATTAGGAAATGGTGGAATTTATAATAAAAATCAAGTAACTTTTAATGAAAATGTTCCAGATGAAAGCCTAGGGACATATCAAATTTCTCCTCTAAAAGCTTATATTAAAGGATATGAAGTAAATGTCATTTCTCCGGTATTTTTAGATTTCCAAAAAGCAAGAACAGTCAAGACACTTGAAAATCAAAGTGTAGTATATAATACAGGTTCAACATTAACTCTCAATAGAGTATATGGATCCCCAACAGTAGGATTTTCTACTTATACTTTAAGTTTAAGAAATGAAAGAGTAGGGATAAACTCTTCTTCCCCATCGGGGAAAGAAATTGGAATAGCAAGAGTTTATGATTTTTCACTGGAATCTGGATCATATGATTCTTTGATACCGAATACAAATCAATGGGACATATCTTTATATGATGTACAAACTTATACAGAAATAGGAATAAATGAAGTAATAAGTCTGAATGCCCCATCATACATAAAAGGAAAATCTAGTGGGGCGAGTGGATTTTTACGATTTACCGTTTCAAATTCTGGGATACTGACCGCATACAATATATCTGGCAATTTTATTTCAGGTGAAAAATTAATTTTTAATGATGTAGAAAACGAAAACACTAGAGTTTCAACTTCCATTACATCTTATACAATAGACAATGTAAAATCGCTATACGGTTTAGTTGGCACATCTTATACTTTTTCTGCAGATACTGTACAAACCACAAAAAAACAATTTACAAATGTAGAGATTTCTCAAATAGATAGTATTTTAGGCATTTCTACTGCAAAATCAAATATCCCAATTTTTTCTGGTGTTGTAAACAAAGGTGATTTGGTATCATATACCATTCAAGGAAAAACATATCCAAGTTATGCGAAGGTAAATAATGTTACTGCGACTACATTAACTCTAAGTGGAGTTACCACCGTAATCGGAGTTTGTGATGGCGAATTGCCGCAAACGAATGCATTAATAACCGACTTCAAGTTATTAGGAACAAAGCGTGTAGCATCGGAAAATGAAAGTTTATATACAAAACTCCCAAAAGATATCATCAGTGATGTCGATTTAACCAATTCCAATTTAACAGTAAAAAGACAATTTGAAGTAACTATAACATCAAATTCTACAGGAAATATTTCTGCTAACGAAGATGAAACTTTTTTACCCTTTGATGAAGAAAGATATGTATTAATTACAGAAAATGGGATAACAGAATCTTTAACTAGCGATAAATTTGATTTAAATACTTATACTAGTTCTGGTGGTCTCACAATAAAATTTAATGGGCTGTCGGTCACAAATAGTGCTGCCAAATTGATTGCTACACTCAATAAAACTAAAGTAAAAACAAAACTAAAAAATAGATCTAAAATTAAATCCGTTGTAATTGATAAATCTAGACTAGTTGGCTCCGGTATTGGAGAAACTACACTCAATAATGGCTTAATTTATGGTAATTATCCATATGGAACAAGAGTAGAAGATGACGAAGTATGTCTATTACAATCTGATATTACTAAAATTTATGGAATATTTGAAAAATCCGATAGCTCTAATTTAAATTCGGATCCAACTACACCAAGAATGACTCTAAGTAGAATTAATGGAATATCTGGAACTATAGATGATATTCAACTGGGTGAGATTTTTATCGGAGAAGTCAGTAATGCTGTAGCAATTTATGCAGAAAAAGTAGATTTAGGAACAATAGGTTTTATATATCTAAATTCAAATTCATTCATTAGAGGGGAAACCATAACTTTCGAATCATCTCTGACAACTGCTACCGTAAATTCTACTATAGTTGGTGATAAAGACATAACATCGAGTTATATTTTAGATAATGGACAAAGAAATACAATATATGATTATTCCAGAATTATAAGAAAACAAACATATAAAGAACCAATAAGAAAAATAAAGGTTTATTTCGAATCCGCATCATATTCTCCTTCCGATATTGGTGATATAACCACAATAAATTCATATCAAAATTTCGATTATTCCGAAATATCAAACATAAATCAGGTAAGAAACAGTGACATCATTGATGTTAGGCCAAGAGTAATAAATTATCAAGTATCTGAAGGCGCTAGATCTCCATTTGAATTTATGTCAAGAATTTTTTCTGAGACATATAATAATGCATCAAAATATGTCCTAGCATCAGATGAAAATATTAATTTGTCTTATTCTTTCTATCTACCAAGAGTAGACAAAATATTTCTTTCTAAAGATGCATTATTCCAATTAAAATCTGGGGAGCCAGCAGAAACCAATCAATTCCCATATTCGATAGATGATTCTATTGAAGTAGCTACAATCTATGTCCCAGCTTATACTTTTAATGCCAGTGATGTTTCTATAACCAAAAAAGACTACAAACGCTACACAATGTCGGATATTGGAAAATTAGAAACTAGAATAGAAAATTTAGAATATTACTCCACTTTGTCTTTATTAGAAAAGGAAACAGCAAATTTAGCTATATTTGATAGTAACGGAAATCCAAGATTTAAATCTGGATTTTTTGTGGATAATTTTACCACTACTTTGTATCAACAAAAAGACACAATAGTGAAAAATAGTATAGATCCATCTAATAATGAGTTGAGACCAACCCACTACACAACAAATTGTGATTTAATATTAGGAGAATCTTCTATAATATTAAATAAAGATTTTAGTGTGGATATAAATTATTCCAATGATTTTATTTCTAGTAATATAAAAAAGACAGGAAATATAATAACATTAGATTATGTGGAAGTAGTAGAAAATAATCAGCCCTTTTCTACTAGGGTGACCGAAGTTACTTCATATTCTACATCTGAATATGTTGGTGGAATAACATTAAGCCCATCATCCGATACTTGGATAAGTCAGAGGAAGACACTAACGACTTTAACTGATTTAGATGGAGATATAACAGAAACTAGCAAACAAATTACATTAACAGAAGATACCGAAGAAACTGGATTTTCCGCTCCTGTATGGAATGGCGGAAGTCTATGGACAAAAGACCTAATATCAACTGAACAAATTCCATACATGAGAAAAAGGAATATAGAGTTTAGAGCCGAAAGAATGAAACCATACACTAGACTCTATGCATTTTTTGATAATGTAGATGTAAACAAGCATATAATTCCAAAATTAATAGAAGTTCAAATGACAAGTGGTGTTTTCCAAGTTGGGGAGACTATCACTGCAAAAATAGAAGATTCATTTGGTTCTTGGCTTTCTAGTATAGGTACTGTACCAGATCTATTAAAACAAAAATTAAATAAGATCGGAATTAGTATAGAAACCATTTCTGATTTAAGAAACCTAACTTCAACCACAGATTCTCGAAATAATCCAGCAACAAATATTATTTTAGATTATTTTAGATCCTCAAACTACGAATTGGAAGATGGGGGTAGTTTTAGACTTTGTACTCCAGATCATAAGATTGGCCCATATAATAACCCAACCAAAAAATATAATACAAATCCATATGATAGAAGTCAAATTATACCTTCTTTATATTCCAGTACATCGAATATTTTAAATATTGATACATTTAGTCTTTCATATCGAGGTCAATCGAATTTTTATGGAAATTTAAAGATTGGAATGAAATTGACTGGACAAACTAGTAATGCTACTGCAATAATAAAGGATATACGATTAATTACTGATGATTCTGGGACTGTAATTGGATCATTTAGAATTCCAAATACAGATAATATTAACCAAATTGGTGATAGATTTACATCAGGAGAAAAGGTATTTAGATTGACTAACAGCACAACCAATTCTCTAATTCCAGGAATTGTATTTACTTATGCATATGAGAAATTCTATTCGCAAGGAACTCTCAATAATATAGAAGAAATAATTCTCTCTGTCAGTCCTCCTAGTTATGCTCCAGAAATATTACCCCCACCACCATCACCATCACCTTCTGCATCTCCATCTTATTATAGTCAGCCCGAACCAACTCCAAAGAGCGAAACGAAGCCTCCTGCGCCAATTCCTCCTACTGTGACGCCTATTCAGGTTGCATTACCACCAAAAGTAGTAGAAGTCAATAAAGGTGGTCCAGTGTATGCTAATGCGGCACAACAAAAAATAGTTAATGCATATAAGGAATTACATCCAAATTCAAATGTAACCACTGCCCAACAAGTAGCAAGAAGATTGGATATAAAAATAGACACAAATCCAAGTGGAACAATACCAAAAAATGATGGCAACCAAATAGTAAAAGCTCTACAGCAAGCTGGAGCAAATGTAGTGAAAGGACCGGGATCTGCACCAAGACAAGATCCACCAAGACAAAATTCTCCAAGGCAAGATTCACCAAGACAAAATTCTCCAAGGCAAGATCCCCCAAGACAAAATCCACCAAGACGAGATCCACCAAGGCAAGATCCACCAAGACAAAATCCTCCAAGGCAAGATCCCCCAAGACAAAATCCACCAAGACAAGATCCACCAAGACAAAATCCTCCACCTTCTTCCTCTAGATCTGATAATAGTAACAGAAGAAGATGATCATAAGAATAAATACAAAAAAGGTAATATAAATGGAAATTAGAAGTCCGTTAGCTCAATCATTCTATGTTGCTCCCGAAACGGGAATATTTGTAACTTCTGTTGATTTGTATTTTTATTCTAAAGATCCATCACAACCAGTAACGGTACAACTGAGGCCAATGAAGCTGGGAACGCCGGATACTATTGTATATCCTGAAAGTGAAGTAACATTATATTCAAATGAAGTCAATATTTCCTCGAATTCTTCTGTGCCAACTACTTTTACATTTCCTTCTCCAGTATACTTATCTGGAGAAACATTTCATTCATTGGTAGTAATTTCGAATTCTTCGGATTATAAAGTTTGGATTTCCAGATTGGGAGAATTGGATGCAGCAAGTTATAATGCCATAAATTCTAGGCAAATTTTTGTCAATAAACAGCCGGATTCTGGCTCTCTCTTTTTATCGCAAAGTGGATCAACATGGACAGCAAACCAATATGATGATCTGAAATATACCCTGCGCAGAGCAAGTTTTAACATTGTTGATGGGGGAGTTGTAAATTTTTATAATTCTGATTTGGACCAACAAGAAAATATATCAAAACTATTAAAAAACCCATTAGAATTTAATGCGAAAAAAATCAGAGTTGGGCTATCAAAGACTGTATCGGACCCAAATTTATCTTTTGGGAACACTGTAATACAATCGATCACTAACGCAACTGGAAATTTTGTGGGGTATGGTGGATCAGCTTTCGGTGGTTTGACAATAATTGATGATGGAGAGGCATATGAAAATGGATACTATTCTAGTGTCCCATTGATAAGTTTGACTGGGACTGGACAAAATGCAACTGCAAATTTAACTATAGCTAATGGAGTTGTAGTTTCTTCTGGTGCAACTATTTCTTCTGGTGGAGTTGGATATAAAATAGGCGATTTACTCACTATAAATGCACCAGGAACTAATAAATTAGGAAGAAATATGAAGCTGTCTGTTGCTAATATTTCAGCATACAATGAATTAATATTAGACCAAGTACAGGGAAATTTTGAAACTGGTATTGGAAAAACAATACGATATACTAATAATTTGGGGATCACAACGGATTTAAATGGGAATGGATCAAACATATTGCTATCATCTGCTCCAATAGAAATACATGATGGCAAACACATAAAAGTAAACCATTATAATCATGGTATGCATTCTAGTAGTGATGTGGTAAAAATTTCAAATGTAATTTCCGATTTGTCTCCAACAACTCTATTATTAAATTCTTATACGGAATCTTCAACTAATGACATTGTAGTAGAAAACTCTTCCAATTTTTCTTCATTTGAGGGACTATCAGTAAATTCAAACAATCTTGGTTATATTCTAATTGGAAGTGAAATTTTATCTTATAATGAAGTTTCTGGAAATACCTTGAAAGGAATTACAAGAGGAGTCGATTCAACAAAAAGAGGAACTTATGAGTTGGGAATTTCTATATACAAATATGAATCGAATGGAATTTCCTTAAGAAGAATCAATACTACGCACAATTTATCTGATGTAACGACATCTGACCCAATAGGATTGGATTACTATAATATAAAGCTTTCAGTTGGGCCATCAAATGGAAAAGATAGGACCGTAGTTAGTCCACTTTATATAAAAGAAACAAAATCTTCTGGTGGAATGAGAGTAACAGCAACAAAAAATATACAATATGGTATAATAATTCCAAATATACAAACTTTTTCTCCACCGAGAACAGAAATTTCTTCCGCAATAAGAACAGTAAGTGGAAAAAGTGTGGATGGAATAGAAACTCCATTTGTTGATCAGGGATTTGAGTCAATAAATTTAAATGCAACAAATTATTTGAGTTCACAGAGAGTTATATGCTCCACTTTGAACGAAAGTCAAAAATTATCATTTTTGCCTGGAAATAAGTCTTTTAATTTGAATATGATTCTGGGATCTATTGATGAAAAATTGTCTCCAGTGATTTCTGCTCTCGATAGAACATCTATAGTTCTCACTTCAAATAGAGTTGATAAAAAAATAGAAAATTATTCAACTGATGATAGGGTATCTACTCTGGAGGGGGATCCATCTTCATTTGTATATGCAACAAAACCAATATATCTAGAAAATCCAGCACAAAGTCTAAAGGTAATTTTATCTGCCTATGTAAATATATACAATGATATTAAATTGTTATATTCAGTATCAAATGATAATAATTTAAAACTCAATTACTTCCCATTTCCTGGATATTTGAATCTGAATAATGGCATTACTATCGATCCATCAAATAATGATGGCTCCCCAGATACGAAATTAATTAAAACTGATGTATTAATATCAGACGGTTCTACTAATACTCCATTTGTCGATTATGAGTTCACAGCAGAATCTATAGGGCCATTCAAATCATTTAGCATAAAAATCATAGGAACATCAGTAAATCAGACATATCCACCAAGAATTAAAGATCTTCGTGTAATTTCAGTAGTCTAATATGTATTATAAAGTAAAAGGAAACCCAAACTTAGTTAGAGATAAAAACACAAATGCAATATTGAACATAAATTCAATTGAGTATGAAAACCACATAAAAGCAACTGATACCAAAGAAAAAGAAAATTTTAAGATGAGGCAAATTGAGTGTGAAATTTCAACAATGAAAGATGATTTGAATTTAATAAAAACATTACTACTAGAAATAAAAAATGAATCCAGATAAAATAATTCTAGAAGATTTTAATAAAATGTTTGAATACGAAAAATTATCTAGAGATATAGATAGTATAGATGATATAGAAATTGTTAAAAATTTTGCAAAGTCTTATATTAAGTTATACTTAAAGCAACAAGAAGTAGTATCTAAATTGTAACATGGCACAACCTTCCACAAGACAAGAACTAATTGATTATTGCTTAAGAAAATTGGGTGCTCCAGTTTTAGAAATTAATGTTGCACAAGAACAAATAGAAGATTTGGTGGATGATGCAATACAATTTTTTCAAGAAAGACATTTTGATGGAGTATCTCCAACTCTACTAAGATATGAAATCACACAACAAGATTTAGACAGAGCAAGAGGAAAAGAAGGAGTAGGGATAACCACAGTTGCTGGAAATAAAACTTATGAATATAAAGAGACAGCAAATTATTTGCAAATACCTTCATATGTAATTGGAATAAACAAGATATTTCAATTTGAGGGTTCAAATAGTATTTCCAGTGGAATGTTCAGTATTAAATATCAATTGTTCTTGAATGATGTTTATTATTGGGGATCGACTGAATTATTGTCTTATTCAATGGTGAAAACTTACTTGGAAGACCTTAATTGGTTGCTAACAACACAGAAACAGGTCAGATTCAATAAAAGAGAAGATAGATTGTATTTGGATATAGATTGGTCTAGTGTGACTGTAGGACAAACTCTTATAATTGATTGTTATAGGGCACTAAACCCAGCCGAATCAACAAAAGTTTGGAATGATTCATTTTTAAAGCAATACTTGACTGCACTCATAAAAAGACAATGGGGACAAAATTTAATTAAATTTAGAGGAGTAAAACTTCCTGGAGGAATTGAATTAGATGGTAGACCAATATATGATGATGCCCAAAGAGAATTAGATATTATTATGGAAAGAATGTCTAGTACTTATGAGCTTCCTCCACTAGATCTCATTGGATAATATATGTTAAATCCATTTTTTCTTCAAGGATCAAAAACCGAACAAGGTCTAATTCAAGATCTCATAAATGAACAATTAAAAATATATGGAATAGATGTATATTACATTCCCAGAAAGTATCTAACCAAAAAAACAATTATAAAAGAGGTAATAGAATCTGAATTCGATAATGCATATCCCATTGAGGCGTATGTTGATACATACGATGGATATGAAGGTGCTGGAACTTTACTTACAAAATTTGGAGTTCAACCTTACACTGATTTGAATCTTATTATCTCAAAAGAAAGATTTGAAAATTATATTTCACCACTAATAAAAAATCAATCTAATGTCGAATTAGCGACAAGACCAAAAGAAGGAGATTTGATATATTTTCCTTTGGGTGATAGGTTATTTGAAATTAAATTTGTTGAGCATGAAGTACCATTTTATCAACTTCAACAAACTTATGTTTATACATTGAGATGCGAACTATTCAGATACCAAGACGAACTAGTTGATACTGGAATAGAATTCATAGATGATAATGTAGAGAAGCAAGGCTATATCCAGACTTTTGATATGATTGGTGCTGGAGTGTCCGCGACAGCAACTGCCACTATAGTAAATGGTGGCGTGACATTCGTAAAAATTACAAATAGAGGAGAAGGATATAAGTCTGCACCACAAGTAAAGTTTGGAATTCCAATTTCTGGGCAGACAGCAACTGGAATAGCAACAATGATTGGAGGAATAGTTGATTTGTGCGAACCTGATTCTAGTTTGTTTAGAGTTCAGGGAGTAGAAATTACAAATGCTGGTTATGGGTACACTTCCCCCCCAACTATTGCTTTTTATGGTGGTGGGGGAAAGGGAGCAACGGCAGTGGCTTCCATTGGAGATGGGATAGTGGGTAACATTTCAGTAACAAATGGTGGATCCGGATACACAATTGAGCCAACAGTACAATTTATTGGAATTTCTTCAATATCTGCACAAGCGAGAGCAATAATAGAAAATGGAGTTGTTACAAGAATTGGAATTATAACTACTGGAATTGGATATACGGAAAATCCAATTATCCAAATACAAAGTCCTTATGTAGTTGGATATGGTACATATAGATATAATGAGACTGTCATCGGCTCCCAATCTGGTTACACTGCAAGAGTTAAAGCTTGGAATTCTACAACAAACAAATTAGAATTGTCTAATATAACAGGTGATTTTATCCCAGGAGAAACATTAGTAGGATCAGCATCTAGTGCAACTTATGAAATAAAAATTGTTACAGCCGATAATCTAATCGATCCGTTCGCTCAAAATAAAGAAATACAAGAAGAAGCAAATGTAATAGTTGACTTTAGTGAAAAAAATCCATTTGGAACTCCTTGATAAATATGTAAATGGTTAAATAACATTATAAGGATTTCCTAACATGTTTGAATATTTTTATCACGAAATAACAAGAAAGACAGTAGTTGCATTTGGAACACTGTTTAATGGAATAACTATTAAGCACAAAGATGACTCTGGGAATGTTGTTTCTTCCGTTAGAGTTCCATTGGCTTATGGGCCAACTCAGAAGTTTCTTGCTAGATTGGAACAAATTCCAAATCTCAATAAACCAGTTCAGGTAAATTTGCCTAGAATGTCGTTTGAAGTGATAGGAATGTCATATGACACTACTAGAAAACTGACAACTACTCAAACATTTTTGACTAAAGATGTAAATAATAATCAAATAAGAAAGGCATACCTACCTGTTCCTTATAATTTAAATTTTGAATTGAGTATAATGACAAAACTTAACGATGATATGCTTCAGATAGTTGAGCAAATATTACCATATTTCCAACCAAATTACAATTTGACAGTTGATTTAGTAAAGGAAATAGGAGAAAAAAGAGATATACCCATAGTACTTGATAATATATCAATGACAGATAATTATGAAGGTGATTATACAGAAAGAAGAGCATTAATTTATACCTTAAAATTTACTGCAAAGACATATCTGTTTGGTCCAGTATCTTCCGATTCCGTTTCTTCCGAAATCATCAAAAAAGTTTCTATTGGTCTTGTTTCTGGTGATGCGTCAGGGTCAGCAAGAAGAGAAGTTACATACAGTGTAGAACCTCGTGCAATACAAAATTATACTGGAACTGTAACCACAACACTATCAAAAGATGCAGAAAAAACAGATAATATTATTGAGGTCGTGAGTTCAGTTGGAATTACTGTTGGATCATATCTTGATATCAACAAAGAAGAATTATATGTTGAGTCAATTTCCGGTAATATTTTATCTGTTAGAAGAGGTCAGGATTCTACAGTAATATTAGATCATGTTTCTGGATCTGAGGTCAAATTAATTACTCTATCTGACGATTTATTAATAGAGCCTGGGGACGATTTTGGGTTTTCTGGCTCACTAGATTAATGGAAGGAAACCATGAAAATGACTAAAAAATACAAAAAGTTAAATGAGACATTTAATATTGATGATTCGGAACAAGTTATCCATCCAGAAGTGGAAGAGACCACTACAGAAGTAATACAGAAAGAAAAAAGATCTGTAATTGATGACATTAAAAAAGACTACGAATACACTCGTGGAAATTTATATTCTATCATAGAAAAGGGCCAAGAAGCAATAAACAATGTTCTTGAGTTAGCTCAAGAAACTGACACTCCTAGAGCATATGAAGTAGTTGGGCAACTAATAAAAAATGTTTCTGATGCTACGGATAAGTTGATAGATTTACAAAAGAAAATAAAAGATTTGGAAGATGTAAAAGTACAAAAAGGACCAACAAATGTAACAAATGCTTTATTTGTTGGATCCACAGCAGAACTATCAAAAATGTTAAAAAATCAATTAAAAGATATCACTGAAGATAAATAAAAATAAGTAGGTTTTATTGTACCGTAAAAATGAAAAAAATTCAAGAAGACCACAAGGAAATTGCCAGTGGAAAAAAGAAAGATGACGAAGGCTACATGGCAAGACTTGAATTGGATTCCATCGAAAGAGCAATAAAGAATCTAAGGAAAGTAATTAAAAGTAGTGATACTCAACTTCCTGCATGGGTACAATCAAAAATTACAAGAGCTGCTGATTACATCGATTCTGCTACTGAATATCTTCAGGGAGATCAAGAGTTAGATGAAAATAAAGATATTAGTTTTGATGTCGCAACAGATACAAGAATAAGAAGAGGAAATTTAGTTTCAAAGAAATTAACGGGAGAAACACCAGAAGGCGAACAACAAGCAGCGAGGAATATTGCACAAAAATTGGGAGGGACCGGAGCGGCACTTCCCAAAAAATATGAGCATTTGCCTCCATACAAAAGACCAACACAAAAAGAAGAAAAATCTTTAGTAGATCAAATTCTTTCGGAAATGGGATGTGGATGCAATAAAACAAAAAAAGGAAAAAAGTGTCCTGAGCACGGATATAAAGATTGTTCGTCTATGCACGAAGAAAAAGACCCAAAAGGTCCAGTACAGTCCTACAAATCACCGGAAGAAATAGCAAAAAAGCATAAAGTCTCACTTGAGTCGATTAAAAAACAACTCAAGATGGGACTTAAAGTAGAAAAAGAACATACTTCCGATCCAACTGCGGCAAGAATTACTGCCTTACAACATTTAGATGAAGTCCCAGATTATTATTCAAAATTGAAAAAAGTAGAGGCTCAAAATGAAAGTAAAATTGTCAGAGATATGTTTGGTAATGCATCATATGAATTTGTCGATCTGATTGTGGCAGATCCCCTAATAAAAGAAGGAAGAAAGAATAGTCCATGTTGGGGTGGATTTAAAAGAAAAAAAGGAACAAAAAAATATGAAAAAGGTTCTTGTGAACCTGTAGAGGAACAGTCTGGGCTACAACAAAAATTAGTTGCGGCAAAATTAAAAAAGGCCAAAGCTGAACAAGAATACGCAAGAACAATCGGAACTTTATCTAAACAAGGAGCAGATCCAGAAACAGTAACAGAAGCCACTTTACCAGCACAAAATGGTCATATCATGGCAGTAACTGTCATGTGGCGTGGAAAGTACTATGGAACTCAGTTATTTTTCCCACAAGTAAAGTTACCAAACAGAAGAGAAGTTACTGATGCAGTAAATAAAATTTATCCAGAATCTAAAGTAATTACATATGGTGTTAGTAATGCACAGCCTGGTTTGCCAATTGT